GCCCCGCGCGGCCTCTTCCGGCGTACCCTGCCGGCCCGGCACCGTGCCGTCGCCGGGGCTGAGCACGGGCTGGCCGTCGGCGCCGATCCCCATGCTGAAGGTCGGCACGCTGTACTGCGGCCCGGTCGCGGCCGGGTTGCCGCTGATGATCTTCTTGAGCCCCCGATCCATCGTGTAATACACGCCCTGGTCGGCGTCGTATTTGTACTGCCCGCTGTCGATCTGCTGGCGCGTCGGGCCCTGGATCGGGTCCTGCCAGTTCTCGTAGCCGGGCTGCTTGTTGAGCGCGGCGGCGCGCTGGTGAAAGAGCGGGGTCTTCTCGCCCGTGTCCGTGTAGGTGAGCCCGTCGGGGCTCATCGGGCGCGTATTGGGCGGGGCTTGCGCCGTGCTCGGCTTGCCGAAGTTGGCAGCGAACTCCGCGTCGGCGGGGTCGGTCGACTGCGGCTGCGCCGTCGCCGTGCCCAAGCCGCCCGTCGCCGAGGGCGCCCGGTACGGCTGCTTGGAAGCCGCCAGCTCTGCAATCGTGGTCGGCTGCTTCGCGGTGCTTCGCTTCAGATCGAATATCGATGCCATGGTCAGGCCCTGTCTCCTGCTGCGAGGCGGGGCGGCCCTTCGCTGGCCTCCACCTCGAGCGTGAATGCGTTGAACGCGATGTGCTCGCTCGGGCTGACGCTGGTCGTCGTCCACTCGAGCACCACGTGATCGGTGCGCATGCGCGGCAGCGACCACTGGAGCCGCACCGCGTTGCCCGCGTCGCGGCTCGCGTCGCTGAGCGCGTGCGTGGTCAGCGTCGTGAACGTGGCGCCGTCGTCGAACGAAAACCGGAGACCCACGCTGCAGTCGCCCAGGTACTCGCCGAGCAACGTGACGGTATGGACCTTGCCCCAGGCGTTGACGCCAAACGGGCGGATGGCGCCCGTGCGCACCCGCATGCCGATGGCCGCGCCCGCGTCGGCAAACGCCTCGGTCTGCACCCACACGAAGGAGCTACCGCAAATGGCGTGCGCGCCCGAGAAGCTCTCGGCCCCGAGCACGACTGGCGCGCCGACGAGCTCGTCCACGTACCAGTCGCCCGTGCGGAGATCGTGCACGACGAGCTTGCCGGCGCTGCCGGCCACGTTGTTGCACGTGAAGACGACGGTGTTGTCGCGCCGGCAGTAGACGCCGCTCGTGATGACCGGATAGGCCGCGAGCGTGTCGCGGACGGGCTGCGAGAACCAGATGGGCGCGCCGCCGCCGCGGGGCAGGAGATAGAGCCGGTCGGGGTGCTGCTGGTAGATGAGCCCGGTCGAAACCTCGACCAGACTCCGGCTGTCGATGCAGCCGCCCTCGGATGGCAGGCGCCGGGGCGCGCTGAACTCGCCTTGCAGGCCGTCGTCGTCCGGGCCCTCGCCCGTGACCTCGTGCCATGCCTCTTTGGTGGCGATAAGCCAGCGCTCGTCGAGGGACGCCACGCCCGTCACGCCGGCGATGGGGCGGAAGAAGCTCGAGTTGTTCGAGAAGCCGACCGCGTCCGTCTCGTTCATGCGGAGCGACCACTGCACCCCGTCGCGCCGCCCGATGATGATGCGGTCGCGGCCAGCCCAGATGTAGTCGCAGGCGTTGACTGCGTCGTTCTGGAGCGGGCCCGAGACGGCGCCGCGGCTGCCCTGCGTGTAGATGATGGGTTTCCCGTCGCAGCCGCAGTCGTCGGTGGCGTCGGTGAAGGTCTGGGGCGTCGTCTGCCCGCGACTCCACTTGAACCGCGTCAGCTCGCGCAGCACCGTGCCGTCCGTCTTGCTGCGGTAGACGATGTCGTTGACGGACGCCCCGCCCATGGCCGCGTCGAGCTTGCGCGTGAAGGGCGGCGAGACCTCGAAGCGCACCGTGTTCTGTCCGGCGGTGAGCTCGGCCTGCACGGGAGTGCTCGGAGCAGAAAATAGCCGGCGGCCCTGCGCGTCGCACCACTCGAGCACGCGCGCGTAGGTGTAGATGCTCTCGCTCACGAGATCGCCCGCGCCGGTCTGCTCGGTCATCTCGTCGAACGTCGGCGTCGTGCAGAAGTCCTGCTCGTAGTAGCGGGCGCCGTCGAAGAGCGTGACCAGGCCGCCGGCGAAATAGAGGTTGCCGCCGAGCCGCGCCCGCTGGACGCGCTTCTGCCGCTCGACCTCGAACCGGTAGAGGGTCGGTAGCGTGTCGAGCTCGGCCGCCGTCGGGTCGGCGTTGGCCGGCAGAGTGAGCGCGGCCCACACGAACGCGCCCGATCCGAGCGAGACGACCTTGCTGCGCCGCTCGTTCACGACCGCGGCCGTGGCGGCAAAGGGCTTGGCAACCAGGCCCTCGGGCTCCGGGGTGCGGGAGGCGCCGAAGCGGGCCAGGGTATAGCCGCGCTCGATCGAGTCGGTGTCGACGAGCCAGAGCCCGGTCTCGCCCGATGGCATGAAGAACGAGCCGGATGCGGGACGGCTGCCGGCGACGCTTCCGAGTGTTCCCAGCGCGTGGCTCGTCGGGTTGATGGTGCGGTAGTTCCACTCGGCGTGCGTGGCGTTCACCCCCGCGGCGGTCGCGCCCCAGGTCACCATGGCCACGGTCCCGGACAGGAGCTCGACCCAGGGCTGCCCCACCGCGTCGGTGCCGGCGTCGACCGTGGTCGTGTTCACGAGCGTCTGGGCCGCCTCGTTCCAGGTGCGGCACTCGACCGTGCCCGTGCTGGTGATGTTGGCGATGGCGACGTGGCCGTTATTGATGGCCGCGACGCTCAGCTTGCCGTTCGCGGTGACGGTCTGGCGGCTGCCGACGGTCGCGAGCGCGGCCGAGAAGTTCTCCCAGCTGATCTGCGTGCCGCTCGAGCGCCAGGCGACCACGAACTCGCTCGTGCCGTTCTCGCGCGCGTCGAACTCGAAGCTGTTGTGGATACTGCCGGACGCGATGAGCGAGCTCGACGCCTGCGTAAAGGCGCCTTCGCTCGCCGTGTCGAGCGTCCAGCACTCGAGGTTCGTGGTCGAATCGTCGATGTGCAGAAGGAAGAACTTCGTCCCGAGCGCCACGACGCGCACGGCTTCGGCGTCCTCGGTCTGGTCCACTCGCTGATGGCAGAGCACGACCCCGTCGCTGATGCGCACGACGAGCGCGACCACATGGCGCACGGCGCCGACGGGCACGGTCCACACCATGGCCGCGTAGCCCGCGGTGTTGACGGCCACGTCCGCGGCGCGGCTCTGGTTCTGGAGCGGCGGCCGCGCGATGGGCTCGACGTCGCTAAGGATCCGCAAGCTACGAGCCGCGGCGTTCGCGTCGTCGAGCGCCTTCCAGCTCTTGCTCGTCTCGATGCGCACGAGCGTCCGGTCGCCGCTCGCGAGGAGCAGCTGCTGGTCGCCGAAGACGGCCAGGTCATGCGGCGTGACGTCGCTGTCGGAGAGCACGTCGACCCCCGCGCTCTCGTAGCCGTACCGCATACCGAGTCGCCCATCGGCGCGCAGGCGCACATTGACCGCTTCCCGGAGTAGCCCGGTCGGGAGCAGCTTCGGATCGGCCGTTTCGATTTGGCCCTTGCCGAACGGGATGTGGATTAGCTTCGGCACGAGGCCTGCGCTTTCTCGTTCCACGGTGAAACGAAGCGCTTTGCCCCGCGTGCGTACATCGTGTGTACGTGCGAAGCTGGCGTTAAGGAGGACCGTGCATGACGAGGTGGTGGTTGCTGGCCGCGATTGCGGCCGTGGTGGGAGTGGCCGGGGAGGCTCGGGCGGAGACGCACTCGACGGCGGTGCAGCTCAAGTGGGAGAACCTGCCGCGGACCGACCAGTATGTCGTGCTGCGCGCCGCCAAGGTGCCTCGCGCGATGGTCTTCTATTCCGAGGCCAAGACCGGCGAGCGCAAGTACATCATCGACTACGATGATGGCGTGAGTTGCGGGACGTCCTTCCTCAAGGGTGAGGGCGTGAGCCTGTCCTGTGGACGCGGCGGCACAGCCTACACGCTGGCGCAGGATCCTGGCGGGACGATGCGCGCCGAGTGGGTCACGAACGGAGGCACGAAGTGAGAGCGCTCGTTCTGCTCCTGGTCGTCGGCTGCGCAGGCGCGATCGAAGAAGAGCCGGTCCCGGCAGCCGACGCGGGCGTGCCGGAAGTGACCGCGGATGCTGGCTGCGGGCTGTCGTTCGACGAAGCTGTCGAGGCGTACCCGGGCGAGCGGGTGTGTCAGACGACGGTCTACGACCGCGTGACGGGCTACTGCACTCACTGGCAGCCGTGCTCGGCGCTCTGAGCGTCACGAGTACTCCTCGACGATGATGACCCCGGCAAACCCGTCGCCGCCGGTGCGGTCGGTGGTCGAGCCCTCGCCGTACGCGCCGCCGCCGCCTGCGCCGTAGCCGGTGGCGTCGCCGCCATCGGCAGGGGAGCTGTTCGTGTCGAGTCCGTAGCCCGCGCCACCCCAGGGCCCGGCGCCGCCGTGCCCCGCGATGCCGTCAGCTAGGCCCTCCAGGTTGATTCGCCACCCCGAGAAACCCGGGTTGCCGCCCGAGCGCTGCACGGTCGCGCCGCCCGACGAGGGGCGCGCTGCGCCGGGACCGCCCGCGGAAAACCCAGACGTGAACGAGAGCGCTTGGGCGCCGCCGCCGTTGCCCCCCGCGGCCGTGCGCGTGGCAGAGCCGTCGTGAAATGTCGATGAGCTGCCGTTAGTGCCGCCGAGTCCCGCCACGCCCGCACCGCCCGCACCGACGGCGTACGCATGCGTGCCTAGATTACTCGTGATGCTGAGTACGAGGTGCGCGCCCGAGCCGCCGCCGCCGCCGAGCGCGTACCCGACGCCCGTCCCGCCCTCCACGCCGCCGCCGCCCGCGCCGCCACCAACCACCGTCACGACCGCGCGTCTCGTGAGCGCGTTCATGACGTGGTCGCCCGAGCCGCTCTCGTAAACGGTGCGCGCGATGAGCCGCCCCGTAGTGAGAGCCGCCCGGCTCACCACGCGCCAGCGGCTATTGGAGTACTTGAGCCGGATAGCCTCTTGCGTCGAGAACTTGAGCGCGACGTTGCCCGGGTTACGAATGCTCGTCGTGGTGTTGCCGTCGTTCTCGTTCAGCGTGCCGACGTGCGTGGTGGTGTCCCGATAAATCAGGTCGAACCAAAACCCCGTGGGCTTGGCCGTGAACCCTGAGATGTCGAACGTGCCGCCGGGCTGCAGCGTGACCGAGCCGCCGCAAAGTAGCGTCGATATGTCGACGACGCTCTGCGCGCCGCTGAACGAGCTGGCCAGGTTGATGGCGCTAACCGACCCGATGTAGTCGTACCGGTTGTTAGTGGAGTCCCACTCGAGCGAATTATTGGCGAGCGACGACAGCGCGACAGCCGTCGGCACCGCAGGCGAGCCGGTGATATTGGCCAGCACCGTATCCGCCGCCTGCGTCGCCAGCTTGGCGAGCGTGATGGCGTTATTGTCGACCGTCCACGTCGCGCCCGAGGCGCTGACCGTGATGTCGCCCTTGTCTCCGTCGGAGAGCGCGAACGAACGGGTCGAGCGCGACGCCACGCGCCAGCGGGAGTTGGCGTAGCGGAACCGGATCGCCTCCTGCGTCGTGAAGGTGAGAGTGACCGCGCCCGGCGTGCGCACGCTCGTCGTGGTCGCGCCGGTGTTGTCGCCGATGGATCCGACGTGGCTGGTGGAGTCTCGATAGATGAGGTCAAACCAAAAGCCGTTTTGCTTCGCCGTGAAGCCCGAGATGTCGAACGTGCCGCCAGGCTGCAGCGTGACGTAGCCGCCCGAGTCGAGGGTCGAGATGTCGACAACGCCCTGCGCGCCCGTGGGCGTCAGGTTGATGGTGGACGCCGTGTCGGGGATGTTGTCGCGCACGATGCGCGTGTCGCTCGTGCCCGGCGTGTTGAGGATCGCCCCCGTCTGGTTATCGATGAAGCGGTTGTCGGTGACGACGTAGTTGTCGCAGCCCGCGCCGATGCTGATGCCGTAGCGCATGTCTGGCGTCGTGCCGCCGATGCCGTAGCCCGAGCTGCAACCGATGACCGACCAGTTCTCGATGCCCGCGGCTACCTCGATGCCGTCGCGCGTGTTCGCGGTCTTGGTCGAGCACTGCACGATCTGCATGCCCATGAGCAGGCCGTCGCCCGCCTGGATCGAGACCCCTGCGCCGCTCACCCCGAAGATGTTGCCGCCAACGAACTCCCAGTTGCCGGTGACGGCCGCGCCGATCTCGATGGCGTCGCCGTCGAGCACGCTCGTGACGAAGACCTGGTCGAGCCGGTGTTGCGTGCCGCTAGCGAGCAGGACGCCGCGGTTGAAAACGTGGTCGGCTTGGAAGTTCTTGACGCGCAAGAACGCCGTCTCGTCGCCGTCGACCACGATCCCATGCGAGCCCTGCAGCGCGCCACAATCCGTCATGTCGAAGGTCGAGGTGTGCTCGCCCATGTGAAACCACTTGGTGGCCCCCATGGCGAGCTGCCAAACGACCGTGCCATCCGTGATGCCAGTGCCCACCCCCGTGGGGCCGCCGCTGCCGGCGCTCGTTCCCGATGTCGTGCACTGGTAGATGCCGTCGCCGTTGGTTACGACGTTGCCCACTATGTACGCCGTACTCGGCGCCCACGCGGAGCCCCTGCCCACCACGTCCGCCGGGAATTGCGTGCCGCCCGCGATGAACACGAGCCGGATAGCGCGGCACTGATCCGCCACCGTGCCGTGGGCATAAATGCCCTCGGTGCCCTTCAGGTCCGAGAGGATGATGTCCTCGCAGTGAATCAGGCTGCTCGCGAAGAGTTCGATGCCCCAACCGAAGTCGCTGATGAGCAGCCGCTCGATGCGGACCTTGTAGCTGTCGTCGACCTTGATCGCGCTGCCGGTCTGGAACGGGTTCGTCGCCCGGATCCACATGTCGCTCATGCTGCAGTAGCGAGCGTCGTCGAACACGAAGGCGTCCATGCCGGACGCGGCCGTGAGCTTGATTTCGGTGCCCGAGCTGAAGCGGCCGCGCCCCTGCAGGTGGATGCTGTTGGCGCTGATGGCGGTCAGCGTCGAGGTGATGAGATGCGTTTGCCCGAAGTAGATAGTGCCGGGCGTCGCGTTGGCGGCCGCGATGGCGGCGTTGATGGCCGCCGTGTCGTCGGCTACGCCATCGCCGACCGCGTTGAACGGCGACGCCATGACGTCGTAGATGGGCGCGCCCGGGAACCGCGAGGCGAGCGGGCGCTCCGACTTGCCGACGATTCGCCAGCGCGTGTTGTAGTACTTGAACCGGATGGTCTCTTGCGTGGTGATGGTCGCAGCGACCGCGCCCGGGCACCGCACGCTGGTCGTCGTGGCGCCGGCGTTGTCACCGATGGTGCCGAGGTGCGAGGTGCTGTCGCGGTAGATGAGGTCGAACCAGAAGCCCGTCGGCTTGGCGGTGAAGCCGTCGATCGAGAACGCGCCGCCCGGCTGCAGGGTGACCGCCCCGCCGCACATCAGGGTTGCGATGTCGACCACGCCCTGGGCGCCGCTGAACGAGCTCGCGAGGTTGATGGCGCTGGTCGAGCCGATGTAATCGAACCGGTCATTGGCCGCGTCCCAGCTGAGCGAGTTATTGGCGAGGCCCGACAGCGGCACGCTCGCGACGTTGCCGCCGAGCCGCCCGAGCACGCTGTCGGCGGCGATGGCGAGATCGGTCGGGCTCGCGACGCTACCGGTCGCGTTGACCTTGACGGACTGCGCCGGCATCTCGTCGAGCTTCGCGTTCGTGACGCCGCCGTTCGGGAGGTCATCGGTGACGACGGCGCCCGGGCCACTCCAGCCCGATCCGCCGGGCCTGCCCGGGCTGAACGGCGCGGCCGGGTTCTGCCGCTTCGGCGTCGCGCCGCCGGTGCTCGTAAAAGAATACGAACCGGGCGAGTTCAGCACCGTGACGCCGGGTTTCGCGCACGTGCCGGCCATGGGCACGACGTTGACCTTGCCCGTCGCCGCCCCGTCGCCTTCGAAGGAAACGACGATGTCTTCGCCGTCGGTGGCGACGGCCGGCTCGGGAAGGAGTACCGTGATGTCTTCGTCGCCGGGCTGGACGCGCACGACCTCGCCCGGCTTGGCGAGGACCGTGCCCTCCTCGACGAGCTCCGTCACGCGCCGCTTGGGGCGCGCGATGCGGTCTTCGAGCCGCTGGCACTCGCGCGAGACGGCGCGCTGCACCTCGACCAGCGCGCGGCTCGCCTCGGGGTCGAGCCCGGGGATCGTCGTCCGGGGCGAAAAGCTCATGCCCGCTCGGCGCGGCTATCGCGGCGGCGCGTCGGCCCCGCTCGGTTCATGCGCTTGATGGTCGATTTCAGCCGCCGCATGGTGATCTCGCGCTCCCGGAGCGCACCCGCCTCCTGGCTCTTCGCGTCGTTGATGCGGATGGCGACTTTCACCGCCACGTCCCAGATGACCCACTGCTCGCAGCCGGCGATGCCGTTGAAGACGTGGGCGTCGTTCGTCAGGTCCACCCACGCCGGCAGGTACCAGAGCCGGTAGGGGTAGGCCGAGTCGGGCGCGGGAGACAGGATGATGGCGCCCGCGCCGACCGTGGTTGTGCTCTCCACGCCCACGGAGGTGATGTGGAAGCCCACGGGCACGCCCGTCTTGGTCGTGCCGCACTGGCCGTCGTTGCGCTGGGCAAACGAAATCGGGTCGACGTCCACGACCTGGCCGTCCACGACCAGGTCGAGCCCGTAGACGGCGTGGGCGTCGGAGGGCAGGGCGAGGCTGCCGTGCGCGGTGCCGGAGACGACCCCGGCCGTCAGCGTGCCGGTCGCGGCCGTGAGGAAGTATTCGATGTCGTCGTTCGAGAGCTCGAGCCGGAGGTCCTGCCAGCTCTCGTTGATCCAGTCGTTGAGGAGCGAGTTCGGGAACAGATCGAGCTCGCTCTCGATCATGCAGCGCGAGCGCACCTTCGTGCGCATCTGCAGCAGTGTGAACGCTCGCGCTGCCATGGCTCACGCTGCCGGGTGACAGGCCTTGATGGTCCGATAGAGCGCCTCGAGCCGGGCGTCGTCGCCCGCGAGCTCGGGGAACGCCTCGCTCGCGTGCACGGAGAAATCCGGGGGCATGGCCTCCGCTTCCTCCGCCTCGCCCGCGAGCCCGCCCGCGAGCTCGTCGAGACCGATGTCGACCTCGCCCTCGTCGCCGGCGTCGCCCGAAGGCCCACCCTCGGGGGCAGCGTCTTTGCCGCCGCCCCCGAAGATGAGCGCAAGGTTACCGCCTTTGCCCTTGGGCTCAGCCACCGCGGTACTCCGCGACGATCTCGACAAACACCGTCGAGCCGTCCGCCGGATCCTCCGCCGACCCATCGTCGTGGCAGCGGAGCGTGGCCGTGCCCGCCGGAACGTCCTGCGCCGTGACGACCACGTGGTTATCGTTGGCGACGGCCGCCGGCATGTACGTCACGCTCACGATGCCTTTCGGCGCCTGCGGGAACGTGAGGGAAGCGACCCCGGACGAGAAGTCCGAGAGCGCGATGCCGTGGTCGGAAAAAGCCGAGTCGAGGGTAACGGCTCCGGCCGCGCCCACGGCGAATTTGGCCCACATGTGGACCCGAGGACGCCCCGCCGACTGGAAGGGCACCTTGCGTAGTTCTGCTGCCAGCATGCTGTTGATTCCTGGTTCAGGTTTCGTGGGGGAGATGCCCGCCCGCCCGATTGCTCAGGCAGGCAGGCAGTCCGCTCATGCCGCCGGCAGCGCGATGCGGCCGTTGAACGACGGGGCGCGGGTGGAGAGCGTCGGGTAGCCGACGAGGCGGTACTCGAAGTCGTTCGAGCCGACCTTCCGGAGCATCTCGAGGCCGTCGCCGTTCACGACGTGGGGGTAGGCGTCGTAGGAACGGAGCTTCCAGTAATCGAGCGCGAGTGCGAACGCGGTGTTGGCCGGGCAGAACGGATCGGCGTAGATCGACACCGTCGAGCCGCCGGCGGCGAGCTCGAGCTTGTCGAAGTTGAACTTCGCCGTGCCGCCGCTGATCGGCCGCGTGCCCTTGTCCTCGAGCTCGTTGGCGAGGCACTGCCACTGCTCGTTGTTGAGGAAGAGGCTGATCTTGCCGCGGGCGTGGAAGCGGCCCTTCATGCGGGTGACGAGCAGCTTGAGGCGATCCTCGCGACCCTTCGTGCCAATCTCGGCGGTCGGAACGCGGACGCCCGAGAGCCGATCGTCCACGGAGCGGTTGACGCCGTAGAAGTTGTCGGTCGTGAGCGGAGCGCTCGCCGGGATCCAGGCGCCGATGCCCTTGAAGATCGTGTTCGCGCCGCTTCCGCCGAAGTCGCCGTCGCGGAAGACGTAGACGGGGGCGTCGTCCCAGTCGGCGTGCGGGTTGGTCGCGCTCGCGTCGTCCGGGTCGTTGCCGAGTGTGACCTTGCCCTCGCTCCGGTTGATGGCGATGGCGTAGCCCGTGCCGTTGATGAGCGTGTGGGACGGGTCGCTGCCGTCGCCCGTGGAAGCGACGAGCGGGATACCGACCTCGAAGTTGATGATGTCTTCGGGGTTATCGAGCGTGAGCACGCCCGCCGAGACGGTGCCCGAGCCGATGGCGTGGCCGCCGTTGCCGTAGAGGTACGCGCTCTGGACGTCCGCGAAGGTCTCCCAGAGGCCGTCGATTTCCGTCGCCTTGTTGCGAAGGAACGCGCCGAAGTTGTCGCGCGCGGCCTTCATGACCTTGTCGCCGATTTCGACCACGCCGTCGTAGTCGCCGAACGTCAGCGTCCACTTGCGGCCCTTGACGTTGCCCGCGCCGCCAGCGAGGCCGGCCGCGGTCTGCGCCTTGCCGAGCGTCGCGCCGACGCCCTGGGGGTTACCGAAGATGATGGGCTCGATGAAGTTGTCGCCGGAGCACTTCTCGTCCGTCGGCATCATCGCGTAGAGCGGCCTCTCCTTTTTGGTGAGGTCTTCGATCTTCTCGGTCGTGTAGCGTTCCTTGATGAACGCGTCGAACGTAACTAGTGTACTGGCCAAGGGAATGCCCTCGGCAGCGTGAGCTGCCCGTGAATGTCCTTTCGAGGTGTTTCACGGGTGGAGTAACGGGCCCGGTCCGTCTCAGACCTGCGCGCGGCTCCGAAGAGCAGACGCGCAGCTGGTCGTTTAAGCCTGCGCTACGAGCGCGTGTCGCGCAAGTCGCACGCGGTCCACGTCTTGCCGTCGGTGCTGATGCTCGGTCCGCGAGGGAAGCCGCTCACGGCGCGTTCAGGCAAGCGGAAGCCGATCAGGCGACGGCTGTCGTCCTCGGGTGGCTCGGTGTCGAAGCTACCGACATGACCATGTAGGTCCGGGCCCCGACCGCGGAGACCGAACTCGAAGTCGTCGTCGTCCGGGTAGAGCAGGACGTGCACTGTTCACCGCTCGAACCAGCACACCTCGACAGACAGGCGCCCCGTGCCGCCCGCCCCGAGAGCGATGGGCGCGCGGATGATGAAGCCGCCGTCGGCTCCCACTTCGAGCTCGTCCTGGTCGGTGGGGTCGAAGGCGATGTCGGCCCGCCCCTTGTGCACGGTCGCGGCCGCGGCGAGCTCGGCGTAGCTGTCCCAGATGAACGGGGCGGCCTGGATCACGGGTGATCCAGCGTGGGTGAGCGCGCCCGTATCCGAGATGCGCACGTTGCCCGAGACGAGCCGGCTCTTGCTGCGCGGCTCGGTCAGCGTCGCGCCGAAGCCCGAGTCGCGCCGGACATACGCCGGGCTACTCGCGGGGTTCGACAGATCGGTGCCGCTCGCGTAGTTGGTGGCAGCGAACGACGAGACGAGGTGGGCGGCGATGGCCACCTCTTGCGCCGCAGTGAAGCCCGCGACGGTGCGCCACTTGGCCCGCACCGACTGCAGGCACAGCGGCAGGACCGTGTCCGGATTCCGGAACGCGAACAGGACGTCGTTCGCGGATAGGCCCGTGATGAGCCCGCTCACGGCGTGGAGCCGGAAGAGTCGGCCGCCCGAGGAGCGGATGTATTGCGCTTTGGTGCCCATGGTGGTTTCTCAGCCGTTCGAGAGTTTGGCGAGCCGCTCGTACTTTTCGAACAGCTCCGCGTCGGACAGGCGCTGGGCCCCTCCGCTCGCGGGGGAGGCGCCGCGGCTCGGGAGCGAGCGGACGCGGGGCGTCTCCGTGATGGGTTCCCCTTTTGCGGGCGCCGCTGCGGGCAGAGCCTTCGGGGTGAGCACCCGCTGCCAGGGCTCGAGCTCCTTCTGCTTCTGCTCGAGCACCCATTTCGCGGCCTGCTGCGGGCTTAGCGTCTGGCCCGTGCGGGGGTTGTAGTGCTTCTCCTGGGCCTCGAAGATCGCCTTCATGCCCTCGCGGGTCGTGACCAGGGCGGCCACGCGCCGGTCGGCGTCGGTGCTGAGCGACTGGTGGAGGAACTGCAGGTGCCCCTTGATCTCCTCGGTGCGGGCCGCGGTGCTGCGTGCTTCCTCTTCCCGGCGCTCGCGTTCGAGCCGGGCCTGCTTCTCGCTCTGGAGCTCGCGCTTGACGGCGTCGAGCTCGGGGTCGACGGGCTTGCCGAGCTTCTTGTCCAGGTGCCGCTTGAGCGTGTCGTTCAGCGGCTTGCCCGTGGCCTTTTCGAGCAGCTCCACGAACGCGTCCACGTCGTCGCCCTGCGCCTTGTGGAGCAGCGCCTCGATGGGCTGGTAGCGCGAGACGAGCTGCTCGACCTGGGCGAGGCCGCGGGCGACGTTCTGCTCGCGGGTCGTGACCTCGGCGGCGCGCGTGTCGAGCTTCTTCGTGGCGCGGTTGACCACCGTGCGGAACTGGGCGTAGCGGCTCCCGTCCACGTTGAACTCGCTCAGGCCCTTGCTGTCGGGCAGGAGCGCTTTCAGGGCCCGGTCGATGCCGTCCGTGTCGCCGTCGGCCCGGGCTTTTCTGAGCAGCGCGACGGCGTCGGCTTCGCTCAGCGTGGCGGGGGCTTCGGCCTCGGCTTCGGGATCGCCGGCTTCGTCGGGGCGTCCCTCTTCGGATCCGGCTCCGTCCGTACCGTCCCGGTCTGCCCCGGCGTCCGCACCACCTGGGTTACCCCGGGCAGCTCCGTTTGACGCGGCAGATTCCACATGGTCTGCAGCACGAGCGGCAGCGCCGGGTCCACGAACACTCTTCGATGCGTCGGCATTGCCGAGCTCCTGGGCGACGGCGGCGTTGTGCTGGGCGGTGAACTTGCCGAACAGTTCGGCGTCGCTCGCTTCAGCTGCAGCGGGCGTGGTCGGGGCGGTAGTGGGGGCGGGGGCGTCTGCCATGATTTATGCGGCCATAGGCGGAGCGGGCGGCGCCGGCGCGGCAGTGCCCGGAGGTGGTGGGGGTGGCTGCTGAGCTTGCGCCTGGCGCGCCGTCCGCTCCTGCAAGGTCGTGTCGGCCTGCTCGATCCAGCGCAGGAAAAAGTCGAGGTTGAAGTCGGGGGCGTCGTCGAGCTGCGCGTCCACGTACGCTTCCGCCACCTGCAGCATCGCCGCCGGCAGCTTCAGATACGGGAAGGGCGAGCGGAACTTGAACTCGCCCGATTGGAGCGTTTCCGGCGTCGCGTCGAGCCAGCTCTCGATGTAGCGCTCGATGAGCTTCTCTTGCTTGTCACCGCCGCCGGCGAGGTGGTCTTTGCTGTTGAGGTAAACGATGCTCTGCTCGAGCGCCGTGGGCGAGAAGATGCCCGCCCCGAACATGTCTTGCGCGAGCTGCAGGCGGTCCGTCGGCGTGTTCTTCATGCCGGAGACCGGGTAGGGCCGCATGATGTACTGGTCTTCGGGAAGGTCGACGTCCTTCCACTTGATCTCTTTGAGGAAGCTTTCGCCCGGCCAGCTCACGGCGTAGTCCGGGTTCTTCTCGGCGAGCTCGCGGGTGCAGGCGATCATGTGGCGGCAGATGTCGACGAAGAACAGCTCGTAGCCGTTCTGCTGGGTCCCGAGCCGCTCGGTCTCCACGTCCTGGATGGTCCGCATCGCGATGGCCGCATCCACCCCGGGGTCTTTGCGGGCCTGGGCGCTCATTTGCGAGACGCCCGGGATGCCGTAGCACTGCTCGATGTTCATCCGGAGCCACTCGATGGTGGCCGAGTCGAACGGGGTCGGGCTCGAGAACTCGGGCTTGCCGATGGCCGGGTCGTACGGCACGTTGATGCAGTCGTCGTTGCCGTCGAGCACGCCCTCGGCCACGCTGTTTTCGGGGATGAGCCAGACGCCCTTTTGCGTGAGGCGCACGCAGTCGGAGAGGCGCTGCACGATGGTGTTGATCTCGTCCGAGATGGTGCGCACTTCGCCGACCAGCGACTGCGACCAGTAGCCCTGAATGTTGGGCGCCCAGCGCAGGCGCGCGAACGGGAACTCGTTGCGCTTCCAGGCGACGCGCTCGAGGGTCTTGCCGTCCACGCAGCGGAGGTGAATGCCGCCCGTGGGCTTACCGTCCTTGTCCTTACCCGTTGGCAGGCTCCACGCGTCGATGACTTCGATCTGCTCGGCGCTCCGGACTCCGCCCTTGAAGTAGGCGTCGCCACTCTGCGTCATGCCCGTGCCCTTGGTCTGGCTGATCGAAGGCGCGGCTTTGATGGCGGCGAGCGCCTTCGGGTCGTCCGCGTACTCGCTCGCGAGCCGGTCGCGGTCGAAGGGGCGCACGAGAAAGATGCATTGCGGCCGGCCCTGCGCGGCGTCGTTCGGATCGACGAAGAGCTGCCACGGGAAGATGGGCTCGACCGCGACCTGCTGCTCGATGTCGTCGGCGTACACGTAGGCAAAGCCATCACCCAGATCGAGCGAGTGGAGCAGGACGAGCGCGGCGAGCTCCCAGATGTTGCCGTACTGGCCCTGGCGGAGGTGCATCTGCGCCTCCGCAAACCGGTCGAGATGGTAGGCGCGCCGGCGCTGCTGCCAGCTCGCGGCGCTCGTGACGAACTGCACCTTGGGCTTGTTCTTGCCGGCGAGCTTGGCCTGGACGGTGTGAACGAGACTGCGCGGGATATTCCAGCGGAGCTTCTTGTAGTCGTCGTGGTCGTAGGTCGCGGCGCGCAGGTAGGCCGCGGGAGACAGCCCCGGCAGCCGGCAGCCCTCGTAGAGCGACAGATCTTCCACGCAGCGGCCGAGCCGGCCCGAGTCGTTGTCGCGCAGCCACCGCACGATCGACACCACTTCGCATCCCGCCTGGTCCAGGTCGGTGATGCTCTGCCAACGCTGCGAGTCCGCAGCAGCCGCGGTCATCGCGATCTACAACGGCATGTCAAGCCTGAGCTGATAGCTGCCGTCTATCACGATGCAACACTTCGCGTCCGCGCGTCGTCCCAAACGGATACGATCCGACCCGAAGCGACACGAATCGAGCCGAAACGACCATGATCCCCCCGAGCTACCCACCGCCGAGCATCTCGAGCATGAGCCCGCCGAGCAAACCCCGACCGAGTCTGCCCGTGCGCGCGGCGAAAGGCGCGGCCAAGCAGACGCCGGGCGCCATCATCGGCGGCATCGTCGTCGCCATCCTGCAGTACTTGCTGTCGAACCCGCCCTGGTGAGGTGAGCGCCGCGTCCGCCAGCTGCTCTCGCATTGCTCGGGGCGGCTCCGTCGCGCGAGGACCTTTCGGCGCTCGCTCGTAGCTTAGCTCGAGCTACGGGCCGTGCTGCCAACGGCTTTTACACCTCGCAGACACCCGTTTTTAATTCGGGCTTTTTGTGTCCGCGGCGGGACGCTGATACCCGCTCCTGCCCGTAACTCGTACAGCGAGCCTAGCACGATCACGCCGCGCGCTTTCTCGCCCGCTTCCGTGCCGCGAGCCGTTCCGCCGCCCGCTCGCGCTTGTGCCACTCGGGCGAGCCGACCTTGGGTGGGTCCTCCTCGGGCTTGTAGGCGAGGTGGTGTTGCCTGTAGCCGTAGAGCGCCCCGTCCGCGCAGTGGTCGGGGTACTGCTCGTGGTGGTCGTCGCGCGCGTCGTTGTAGGGGAGCGCGCTCCACTCCGCGATGAGCGGCGCGCACTCGAGCGGATCGGCGTGCACGGTGCCGTCGAGTAGCCCTCCGCGCAGCCGCTCGATGCCGAGGATCTTGCCCTGCTTTTCGGCGGCCCTGAACGGCAGCCCGTAGGTCGCCTTGAGCTCTTCCGCGATCGTCTTCGCTCCCGAGCCGCCCGAGTCGATGACCAGCTCGACTGAATCTCCTGCCGCCAAGAGCGGTTGTCGCCTGCGCTCCACCTCCATGGCGATGCGGCCCGGGAGCAGATGCGGCGCCTTCCACGCGCTCCGGAACCACACGTCCGGGTGGTTGCGATGGCTGGTGCTGGTGATGATGCTCGTGTCGTGGTGCCAGCCGATATCGACCGAGATGATGGTCCGGTGCCGGCCGCGATCCTGGGGCAGGTGCGCCTCGTAGAAGCCGTTCCGGTTGCCCACGAACGGGTAGATGATGGCGTCGAAGTCGATAACCCACTGGCCGAGATACTCCCGCTTAAACGTGGGGTTATCCTCGGTCCAGCCCTTCTCGGCGAGCTTCTTCCGGATGTACTCGCGGCCCTTGACGTGCGGGTTATCGAGGCACGTCGCTTCGAACATGGGCCAGGCCGGCACCGCGCCCTTCTCGCCGATGCCCGTGCAGCGCTCGTAGAAGTAACCCTTGGGGATGGGCCCGGGCGTGCCACTGAGCGCGAGCTCACCGTCGAGATCCATCAGCGCCGGGTCGAGCACGTCGTCGATGAGGTACTCGAGCAGGTCGGAGTCGAACGTGCCGGCCTCGTCGATGGCGACGCGCCGGTAGCGGCCGCCGCGGATCTTCTCGACCTCCCGGAGCGTGCTGCAGCCCGTGAGCCAGATGGCGTGGCCGTTCGGGAACGTCGCGGTCAGCTTCGACTCGTCGAGCCGCAGGCCGAGCTTGTACTTCTCGTTGAAGCGGACGAGCGTCTTCCACAGGATGCGGTACGCATGGCCCTGCGTCTGTGCGATGAAGACCGAGACTTCGTTCGGGTAGAGCTGCCAGCCGTCGCACAGCCAGGCCGTGAGCGCGTGCGATTTCCCGGTGCGCCGGCCCCATTTCAGGATGAAGCGCTGCAGCCGGCGCGCGAATATCGGCGTCTGCCCACGGTGCAGGTCCCGGCGCCAGGGCGAGCGGCTCGGGTTATTCGGGGCGAGGTGGCTGCAAGCACGCAGCGCTCGGCCCTCGTCGAAGGGGGCGGCTATCTAGTCAGTCTGACGCGACGCGACCGAGGAAGCGAACCGGGGCGACCAGCTGCCAGTACCCCGTGTACGAGATCTCGTAGGGATCAGACGACCCGCTGAGCCTCGCGCGCACCGACCAGCGCCAGCGCGCGCGGGGCAGGCGCTCCCACCCCATGCGGAACACGCGGAGCGGCGCGAACACCCGTTTGGTCTGCTTGCGCCGCTCACGGAGTCTCACGGCCAGCTCCGCATGTGAGCAGAGCGCGCAGTGACGCGTAGCGTGGAGCTACTGCAGCGGGAGGAACCGCGCCGCCCTCCGCGGGTTCATTCACGACGCCGCCCATCTCGCGGTAGAGCGCGTCGAGCTCGTCGGTGATCTCGGCTCGCTCGGCCGCGCTCGATTTGTCCCAGAGCGGGCGCACTTCGGCCAGCACGGCCTTCCAGCGCGCTTCGGGGGAGCGGTAGTGCCGGCGCCGGATCGGGGCGAGGGTAGCGGCGAGGGCGGCGGCGGTGGTCATAGGCCGAATGCGTCCAAGTCGGCGTCAAACGTCGACAGCTGTGCGCCCGAGCCACCGGCTTCGAACATGGGCCGCACCACCTGGGGCAGGTACACGAGCGCGTCCGGCTCGTACTGTTCGGGCTTGCCGTGGACCACGATCGTCTTTGGCAAGAGGCCGCGGATTCGTTCCAGCGCTTCCACGCACGTGGCCGGATAGATATCGAGTGTGCGCGTCGCCTCATCGTAGACCGAGGAGGTCTTGCCGCGGTGATGGGGCGGGCGCCGGTCGAGCTGCTCGAAGCCGGTGAGCTGCGCTGCCCGCTGCATGTCGAGCGCGTGCTGCTGGTTCATGGCCGCGAACTGCTGGGCCGTGTAGAGCTTCGGCCAGAGCGGCTCGTACTCGTGCCCAGCGGAACGGAGACGCTTCAGCCCGTCGTCGTCGCAGACCCGGGGCATCGCAGGCAGCCAATCCTGCAGCGCCGTGAGCGCCTGCGGCGTGAAGATCGGCTGCGTCCTGATGTCCTCAGGCGCGAGGCAGTTCTCCTCCACCTGGGCGTGCATCGCGTCGAGCGCCGCGCACACGGCGAGTGACAGGTCGCGCGTGGCCGGGCGCAGGCCGATAACGTCCGCGTCCGTCACGCGGTTGCCCCAGCCCATGCCCCCGGTCCGGTGCGCCACGAGCTTCTCGGCGGTCTCGATCGCGAGCCGGGCCGTGGGCGAGAGCTTCTCGATTGCCTTCGTGGCGTACAGCTCCACGGTCGGCTTCTCGTTATCGACCCAGTGCCAGAAGGCGCGCAGTGATTTCATGGTGTCTCGGCGAAGCGTAGCAGCTCAGAACGGCATTGCCGCGTCGTACGCCTTCCACCACCAGCGCCAGTGCGCCCGCGGGCGGAGGAAGTACGGGCGGGTGCGGCGGTGAGTACGGAACGGCCCCATCCACGCCCGGAACGGAGTCGAGCGGCACCGGTGGCGACGGTCGCGCAGACGCATCAGTCCGTCTCCGCGCACGGACAGGGCGAGCAGTTGGGGCAGTCGGCGGCTCGCCGGATGTGCCCTGCGCGCGGCCCTATCTCGTGCTTGCGCTCGTCCCGGCCGCAGTCCTCGCACGGGTCCTCGGCCGTGTTCGGGTCGTTCGGGTAGGTGCGCGGGCAGGGCGGGATGGGCTTGCCCTTCAGGTACTCGTCCAGGTCGCGCCCGATCTTGTTCTGCTCGGGACTGTCGTACTGGTTCCAGTCGAAGCCGTGCTTGCAGCGGAGCAGGAGCAGGATGGCCTTCTCGCTATCCGCCTCCAGCTCCTTCACCCGGGCCTGGGCTGCGCTGAGCTTCTCGGTCAGCTCCCCGTGTGCGAGCGAATCGCGGGCGTCTACCCGATCGAGCAGCGCCTGAGCCTGCCGGGGCGTGACCGAGTCGTTCGTTATTAGTTGCTCGAGCCCGTGCCGTAGCTCCTCGGCCTCACCACCGTGCACCCGGCCATCGTGGACCGCGCAGTACCCGCCATCGATTGCCTGCTCGACCTCGCACTCCAGCTCCTCGATTCGCCCCCGGGCCCGCACGAGGTCCGCCTTGCACTGCTGGCACGGGGTCGGGCGGGTCATGGCTTGAGGAACCTCTTCGGCACGGGCTTGCCGTCCAGGTGCGCGTACACCGCGTTCGTGAACTCGGCCCATAGCTCGTCGTTCTCGGTGATGTCGTTGCTCTTCCAGTAGCGCCAGAGCCCGTTGGCTTGCTCGAGCTGCTTGGCCATCTTCGCGTACGCCGTCACGAGCGCCTTCCGGTCCGTGCTCAGCTGCGAGCGCTTCGCCGCCGCCTTGGCGCCCGTGGCCGTGCCTTGGCTGCGCGCCCTCACAACCCAGCCCCCAGCACGCCCGCGAGCGCCCACGCTCCCATCACGGCGCCGATGGCCACCGCGAGCGCGACGGCCAGGAGGTTGAGCGGTTCGGGACGGGCGGTCATGGCGCGAGCTTTCGGCGCGCTAGTTCGGCCTTGGCCACGTCCTCGCCCCATGCGCAGTAGGTTCCCTTGGCCATCACGATGACCGCGTGGTCGTCCAGCGCCTTGCACGCATCGAGCACGGCCCGCTCTGCCTCCGTGCGATCGAATCGCTCCTTCAGCACCCCGCGCAGCCGTCGCACTTCGTTGCGCAGCCAGACCGGATCGTCCACGACCGTCTCGGCCGCGTTCATCGCCTCCACAATCGCCCGCGCCGCGCCCGGGTTCATGATGAACCCCTGCGGCAGGCTCACGTCGCCCTCGTCCAGATAGAGCGTGTGCGGGTTCTTCGTGCCGGTGCGCCAGGTCATGCGACCCGCCTCTTCCAAGCGCGCAGGACCGCGCCGGCGCACTCGTTATCGTACAGGCACAACACCGCTGCGAGCACGCGATTGCGCGTCTCGTCGTCGGGCAGCTCGTCCAGTGTCGCACACACCGCGCGCAGTGCCGCAAGCTCCGCATCGATCGCCTTCATGCGCTCGCTCACGCCTCCTCCTTCCCGAACGCCTGCCAGTCGGCCTCGGTCGCGGGGCGCGTGTCGGGCTCGGCAGCCACGTCGCGCTGGTACTGCATCAGCGCCGCGAACACGTCCGGTTCGAGCGCGATGCCCGGCTCCGCGTCGTGCGAGCCCGTTCGCAGCCAGATGTGGTAGCCATCGAACGAGGCGTAAACGCCGTCGCCCAGATAGCGGTGGCGCGCTTCGTCGCTCATGACGCGCTGCCCTTCGCACGCAGCAGCCGCTCGTGACTCCAGCGCAGCAGCTCGAACGCGCTGGTTTTACTCGGCAGGGCGCCCGGGTTACCGTGGAGGTACTGAGCGAGCAGGAGGTCGTTGGCCATGTGCAGATCGTCGTTCGTGAACGAGCGCAGGTCGCGGCCAGGCACCACGCTAGCGCTCGCGCACCCGAGCGCCCACGACAGGATCGCGACCTGTTCGCTGGTGAAGTACTTGTCGAGCGCGTGCTCGGCGTGGGCCTGGCTCACGCGGTTCTGCAACTCGATGAGCTGCTCGATGCTCGGCACGGGAACGGCGGGCTTGTCTGCCGCGCGCAGTGTGTTCACGTGCACGCCGCACTTGGCGCACCGGTTACTGTCTACGAACTTGTGATCACAAAAGGTCATGCAGCCTCTCTCGGTTCGGTTGGGGGCACGAGCCGGAGCCAGGCGTCGCAAAAGTCCCGGAGCTTGCCGATATCGGTCTCGGTCAGCTCCATTTGCCCCGTGTGCTCGACCACGCCGGGGTCATTGGCTGCGCTCTCGTGCCAGCTCATGAGTACCACGCGCTCGCCGTCTGCGTCACGGGTCGCGGCGAAGGTCACGAGCGCTTTGTCGCTCAGAAACGCGGGCGGCAGGCCCCGGGCTTTGACGATGGGCGGCGCTTCCATCACGGGCGGAGTGCATTGCACAGGGTGTGCACAGGGCTAGCCTCAGCCCGTCTCGAGTATCCTGATCGCCCGCTCAAGCACCGCGATGCGCGAGTGATGGCTACGGTAGGGCGCCAGCGACTCGGTCATCACCCGTTCGGCCTCCGCGTACGCCTTCTCCCAACGATCGTTCTCCGCTTTGAGATCGGCCAGCTCAGACCGAAGCGCTACGAGGGACTTGATTTCGCTCATGTCAGAATCACCCATCCGATGCTCACCACGACGATGGCCAGCATCACGAGGAGCGCGGGCTTGGACGGCGCGATGTCGGTCACGGCTTGCACCGCTTGCAGTCGCACGTTGCCGGCCACTGCTCGGGGTCGTCGCGCCCGTCGAACTGCTCGCCACACTGCGGACAGCCGCTCGCATCGAACGCCAGCTTGTGACCGCACGCATAGCAGCGGTCGCGCAGCCAGCAGCCGCCCTCTTCGTCGTCGTCTTCGCTCACGCTCCGCCCCACACCATCTCGCCCCCGTCGCCCTTGTGCGCGCCGTGGTGGCCCGTCTCCCGCTCGCAGCGATTGCCCGTGCGCGAACTCCGACAGCGCCGGTCGAGCAGGTCGCCTATCGTGGCCCCGTCCTTCCAGGGCACGTCCCGGAGCGCCGCCCGCACCACCTCCCGGTGATAGCTCCGGTCGTGCCAGCGCCGGTCGAACTGATCGACCGGGTCGCTGAAGAGGAGGTCGGGCGGGATGGTCACGGGTCAGTCGTGGAGCGCGCCGGCGAACGCGGCTATGAAGTCCACGTCGTCGAGCGCCTTCACGTCCACGATGTCGTGTTTCGCGCCGGGCAGCGCGTCGTCGAGCTTGGTGAGGAACGCCTGCAGGCCCGCGCCGGGCTTGCCCACGGTCAGGATCGAGATGGCGAACTCGTGCTCGTCGGTGAGCTGCTGGGTGATGTCGGCGATGGTCGAGAAGACCTTGCCCTCGTCGTTCGGCTCGCCATCGGTCGCGAGCAGGAGCACGGTCTGCTTGTAGCCGCCGTCCTTGTGCGCCTTCCACGCCGCGCTGATGGCCCCGGCCGTGTCGGTCGAGCCCTGGTCGGCCTTGAGCGGCGCAATGATCTCCTTGGCCTTCTCGGCCGTGACGCCCTTCTCGGTCCGGACCGAATGACCAAAGAGCACGATGTCGATGCCGTCCTCGTCCCACTTGGCCGCTTCGCCGATGAAGACGTTGACCTTCTCCTTGAGGTACTCGATGCGCTGCTGGCCGCTCGGGGTGTCCGTCGCCTGCATGCTCGCGCTCACGTCGATTGCGAAGATGAAGTTGTCGCCCTTGTTCAGCTCTAATTGACTCATGGTGCTTTGCCTTTCACGAGCCCGCGGAGGTCCGCGAGCGAAAACTCCCCCTTGAAGTGACGCTTGGCGTAGTAGAGCCCGACCGCGAGCAGGCCGAAGAGCACCGCGCGCGGGCCGCTACCGACCACGAGCTCGGTCACGGCCACGCCCAGGGCGAGCTCGAACGCGCCGACCTTGCGGGTGAGGACGGCGCTCACGTCTCCTCGTCACCCTTCTCGAGCGGCTCTGGCGGCTCCGAGTCGCTCTCGTCTTCGTCGTCCTCGGTCGGCTCCGAATCGTCCTCGAGGGCGCCAATGCGGTCGCTGAGCGAGTTGATCTCCTCCTGCTGGTCGGCGACCTGCTTCTCGAGCGTCTCGATGCGCGCAACCTTGCTCGGGTCTTCTGCTCCGGTCGATGCGCCCCCGAGCGCGTTCTGGCGATTGCCCAGCTCCGACACCGCGCCTTCGAGCTGCTCGACCCGTTCCTTCAGTTCTTTGCTCATGTCTGCTCTCCTTGCCCTTCCTCTACGGCCGCCTGGGCGAGCCCGGTCTTGCGCGCCAGTTCGAGCAGGCGCGCCGGCCGCGCGTAGAACCACTCCTCCATCATCGACCAGCGCTCCTCGTCGAGCTGGCCGCTGTCGCCGCCCTCTTCGAGCTGGCCTTCGGTCGAACGCGCCTCGGCGAGCTCCCGGTCGATGTCTTCGATCGGGTCCGCCGGCTCGAACGGGGTCTTGCCGAACGCTTTCGGGAAGCGCCGCTCGAGCAGCCAGGTGAGCACCTTGTTGTCCCGCTCGGCGTCGGCGCGGCCAGCCTTCACCAGCCAGCGCCGCATCAGCTCGACCTCGGTCTCGTAGAGCCGCCGCGCGAACGACGCGTACGGCTCGGGCGCGTCCGGCACGAGACCGCGGCGCACCCATCCGTAGAGCGTGTCGTAGCTGAACCCACAGCCCAGGCACGCGTACGCCCGCGGCACGCCGTGGCGGATGAACCGGAAGAACCTGTCGGCGAGCGACGGATCCGATTCGAGCAGCGACGGCGGGCCAGGCACTTTTAGTCGCTCGTTTTGCCCCGACTAACTCAGGACGCCGTGGCTTGAGTCGCGCCCCGAGCTGCCGATCGCGCGCGCGCACGCGGGCGAGACTTGGAGGATGCGGGCCGGCGACGGCTCGTCCCTCCGGCACTGGCGTTCGGCTTTGCCGTGGCGCCCGAGGCTCGGCGCGTTTTCGCGCTCGTCTTCGCTTCGCGCACCTTCGCGGTCAGCGCCTCGATACGGCCCTTCAAGGCCGCGATCTTCTTATCCTTTGCTTCCAACCTCGAAGTCGCATTCATTCCCGCCATGGTCGCTGTCTCCTTCTTCGGCGAGCTCGTCGCCGTCGTTTTTGTGGTTGCCGATATTCGGCAGTGAGTGGACGTGGGCGTGCGGCAAGTCCGGCAGCGCGCCATCGAACCGCAGGCGCCGGACGTGCTCTTCCCGGAGCTCCCATGCCGCGGAGTTGTATTCGCTCATCCCGGGCTCGAGCCGGCGCAGCACGGCGTTCAGGCGCGCGCACTGGGCGCGGAGGTTGTTGTAGCGGTAAACCTTCGGCGCCCATTCGGCGCGCAGCGCCTCGATGTCGGCTTCGATCGCCTCCCGGCGCCGCATCGGTTCTTCAGCCATCGGTGCGCCTCGCCCCGCCTGCCACGGCCAGAGCCGACCCAGTGCCAGCGTTCCCCACGGCTCGTGGCGCCTCGCCCCGATCGCCGGGTGTCCAAACGATACGGACGCCCTCGGGGGTCACGACCTGGCACCGGATGATGGCTCTCGCGCGGTCCTCCGCCTCGACGAGCGACTGCAGGTCCTCGCTGTACCGCCGCCACTCCGCGTTTTCGGGCGCGTCATTGGCGGGGCGCGTCTCGAGCCAGAACGACAAGCCTTTCCCGTCAAACGGCCTCCGCGAGCAAAGCTTTCGTCTCGTTCGAGGGCTCGCCCGCTACGAGCGCCAGGAACTCGAGCCACTCGGGGCTCGTCGCGGCCACTTCCAGCATCGTCCCGACGAGCTCGTGGTAGGGTACGATCTTGATGGCGCGCCCGTGGATGGCGAACTCGTAGCTCACCGTCCGCGGCATGAAGAGCACGAGGTCCCGCGCCTTGATCGTCGGCGGGATGAAGAGCCCCTCGCGATGCTTGCCGGGGCCAACGTAGAGCACGCGTCCGACGAGCAGCCGCGTCACGGGCTCACCGCGCTTGGCACTCGTGCCCGAGTCGGCAGCGATGCCGTCGGAAGCCATCACATCCGTGAGGATGATGCGTCCCGTCGGTGCCTCGCCAGGTTTCGGCAGCGGCGTGTCGGGGTTGCTCGATGCAATGCGCTGCATCACGTCGGGCAGCGGCAGAACGATCGCGTAGTCGTGGAGCGGGATCGGCAGGTACATAACGAGGCTGCTTTCGCGCGTATCCGTTAGTTATCCACAGCTTGTGCCGATACGGGCGCATCCGACACCCGAGCACCAATCGAGACGGCGAAGTGTCAGGTGATTGACGACGCGCATCGCGATCGTAGATGGTCGTCGGTCTGGTGATGCGGGGTGGAGCACGGGGAGCGGGTGACGACGGATGCGTTGCTTGCCGAACCGGGCCACTCGCGCCGGTGAGATCCAGCGACTGAGCAACATGCCCCCCGCGCCGGCGGACACCAGGCGGGGGGCCTCAACTATGCGAATCCGGAGGGACTTCATGTCGAGCGTCAAATCTCACGGTACCACAAAGGTACCCCCCCCCCCCAAGTACAAAAATAACAATCCCTGCAAATCACCAGCAAATGGGCTGTACGCACAGTGTCATCACGCTGCTAGGCTGAGTGGAAATGGCCAAGACGGAGCGCTTGCAGCTGCGCGTCGAGACGGAGATCATCGAGCTGCTCGACCTCCTCGTGGAGGATTTGGATCGGGACGATCGCAGCGGCACCGTCCGGTTTCTCATCCGCGAAAAATGCCGCGAGCGCGGCATCGCCCTGCCGACCGCCGGCAAAAAGAAACGTCGCGCGCCCGGATCCTGACCGGAGGCGGACGATGAGCGCCCATCCGGCGCTCGATTCCCTGACGGCTGCCGTCGGCGCCGTCCTGCGCGACCACTTCACCGTGCTGCTGAGCGAGCGGCAGAGCCACCTCGGGGTCACGCCGCACCGCGAGGCGGTCATTCGCCGCATTGCCTCGGGTGAACCCGGCGCCATCCTGTTCGACGGTAAGTACTTCCTCACGCTGGAAGCGCACGACGAGGAGTACGCGATCGCGATGCGGCTCCGGCCCCGGCCGAAGATGCCGAGCGAGCCGCCGAAGGGAGGCGCCCATGCCGGCTAAGCGGCGCCCCACCATTCGCCTGGTGGCGCAGAAGGGCTCGCCCCTCGGCACCAAGCAACACATCGAAGCGGTCGAGCGGCGCCAGCGCCTCGGGCAGCCCGGCGCCTACGCCTCGGGTCCGAACCGCTACCTCACCCCCGAGGCGCTCGAGGAGGAACGCAAGCGGCCCGCCCCGCCGCCCAAGCCCCGCGGTCGGCTCGACCCGATCCAGCGCGAGCTCGTCGGCCTGCGCTTCCTCGGGAAGGTGCAGTAATGCCGCCCCCCCCCGAACGAATGAACGAGGCCCGCTGGGGCGACGTGCCGAAGCCCTCGGGCTCGACCGTCGGCGAGCAGACCGCCTTCGTGAAGTTCCGCAAGCAGGTCCCGATGGCCTTCGTCTCCACCGAAGAGCGCATCGAGGATGCCTTCCGAGCAGGCTTCCGAGCCTGCAAGGCCATCGAGGACGCCAAGCTCGAGCGTGCTCTGAAACGGGTGCGGCGATGACTGCCCAGAGAAAGGTGCAGTGAGATGCCCGTCTCGAAAACCGCCGCGCTCGAGAAGCGGATCGTCAAGCTCGAGCAGGAGCTCGCCGCCTACAAGCGGCAGCTGACCCAGCGCGCCCCGGGCGAGAACGCTTCCGTACGCGAGGCGCGCCTGACCATCGTCGGCCTGCGCCAGGCGGCGCGCGAGTTCCTCACGGCAGCCGAAGAGCACGGCCTGCGCTGGTGGGTCTTCCACCCCGAGGTCGCCGTCACTGCCCAGAAGCTCGGCGACCTCGTCAAGGCCACCGAGCTCGCCTTCCCCGATCCCGCCCAGCCCCCCAGCAAGAGGACCCCCCAATGAACGCCAACAAAGCCCCCGAGCACGAGCCGCTCTGGACGGTCGACGAGACCGCCCGCTACCTCAACATGAGTAAGAACTGGGTCTACCGCCGCACCGAGGCGGGCGAGATCCCGCACGGCAAGTTCGGCCGTGTCATTCGCTACTCGCCCCAGCGCATCCGCGAGTACGCCGAGCAGCTGCACGCCGAAGCGGCCAACACCAACGTGGTCTCTCTCGCCGGCCGTCGCAGCCGTCCACGCGGAGGTCGCTGATGGCCGGCGTCTACTCCCGAGAACGCTCAGGCGGCAAGCTCGCCTGGTACACGAAGCTCAAAGACCACACGGGCGAGTGGAAGCCCGTCCTCCTCAAGGGACCGAAGACGGAGAAGCAGGCGCAGAAGCTCGCCGACGAGCTCGAGGCCGATCAGGAGCGCTTGAATAAGGGTCTCGCCCAGGGCGCGCGCTTCCGCGGCACGTTCAACGAGCTGTGCGAGAAGGTCTTCTCGCTCCACTTCTCGAAGCTGCGCGGTAAGCAAGCCGACCGGAGCCGCATCACCTGCCACGCTGGACCGAAGAGCCCGCTCGGCAAGCTACCCGCCGAGCGCGTCACGGCCGAGGAGATCCAGCAGTACCTCGACGCCTACGCCGAGACGACCACGGTGCGGGGCAAGCCCCCGAGCGCGGGCGCCATCAACCGCCTGCGCGCGTTCTACTCGAGCGTGTTCACCGTCGCCCACAAGCGCAAGATGTGGCCCGCCGACAACCCCGCCCGCGAGACGCAGAAGCTCGAGGGCGGTGGCCTCATCGCCGAGACGCTCAAGGCGCACGAGGTTCACCCGGTGCTCGCCGAGGTGAGCGACTACTGGCGCGGGTGCTGCGCGGTCGGCATCCTCGCCGGACTGCGCAAGGGCGAGATCCTCGCGCTGCACAAGAGCGACGTCGACCTCGAGCGGCGCGTGCTCACCGTCCAGCGCAGCCACGAGTTCGTCGGGACGAAGGGCTCGAAGGGCAAGCCCGAGTCGGTGCCGATCCCCGAGTCGCTCGTGCCGTACCTCGAGCCTTGGCTCGACTCGCCCGGCTCGCTGCTCTTCCCGAGCACGACGGGCGAGCAGCGCGCGCGGGGTGTGCACATGGAGCACCTCATCCAGGGCGCCATGGTGCGGGCCGGCTTCTGCGACTGGTACGACCACAAATGCCGCCGGGCCGGTTGCGGCCACGAGGAGCGCCACCCGGACGCCGAGACCCGGCGCTGCCCCGAGTGCGGCATGAAGCTCTGGGCGGTCGGACACGCTCGCCACGTGACCTTCCACGGGGGCCGTCACACCTGCGCGACTCTCGCGCTCCGTGCCGGGGTGGGGCTCCACAGCGTCCAGCGCATCCTCCGCCACAAGGACCCGCGCCTCACGGTCAACACCTACGGACACCTGACCGTTGACGACCTCACCGCCGATCTGAACCGCGTGAATCTGCCAGGCGCGCCAACGCCCGAGCAGCGCATGTCATCTCAGGTCAACGAGGCCGCCGACAGCCAACACCCCGATCCACGATGCATAGTTTCCGAGGCCAGGGCAGAAAAGTTTGGTGCGCCCTTGGTGCGCGACGACAAAACCGGGGATCCTCGTGACGAAGCTGCTTTACGAAACGGCAGGAAAAAGGCTGGATTCTCGAGTGGAGCCGACCGGGATCGAACCGGTGACCTATGCATTGCGAATGGGACGAACGACTCTCCACCGGCTCACCCCGACTCGCATCTCGTTGTAACCGTTAGCGTTCAGGACCCGACCTCTCACCCGGTCTCGCACCAAGAAACCCCGTCTTCCGAGCGGTTTGGTGCGCCCTTGGTGCGCGGCCTCGAAAACGCGCACCAAACATTCCGGGGTGCAACGCGGGGGGGTGCGCCTCCCGAGTCACCCGAAGTGACCAGCCCTCACCGCTCGTCGGCGCTGCTCACGGTGCGCGAGGTCGCCGAGCGTTTGCGGGTCTCCACGGGCTGGGTCTACCGCGAGACGGGCTCGGGTCGGCTCGGTCACCAGCGCTTCGCCGGGGCAGGGATACGCGTCCCGGTCGAGGCCGTCGATGCATACCTCCGCTCGTTCCCCGGGCTCGGTCAGGTGACCCCGCCAGCGCGGCCGCAGGCGGATCAGGGTGGCTCGAATGCAAAGCGGCCCCGTTCTGTTCGGGGGGCCCGATGAGCCGGCTCGACGCCGCCCGCTGGGGCATCGTGATGGATCCGGACCGGGCGGCCTTCGTCCGATACCTCCGCGTCGAGCTCGGCTGCTCGTGGACGACCGTCGCCCGCGAGTGCGCCGTGAAGTGGTCGGGCAGCTGGGGTGACAGCCAGCTCGTCGGGATCGCCATCTGCCGCACCGCGGCCAAGCACCTGGGCGAGGTCGACACGGCCGCGCGCTGGAACTGAGAGGGCCGCCATGAGTGAGAACTTTGGCCTCGCCTATGAGGGCATCTTCGACGGCAGCATGTACGGGGCGGGCCCGACCGTCTACGCGGTCTGGTTCTACGTCATTGCGAACGGCTACGGCGGTCAGGTCACCCTGAACCCGAGGAAGCTCGCGGACAACCTGGGCGCCACGCTCGAGGACGTGGAGGCAGCTATCGAGCTGCACTGCGCGCCCGACCCGAAGAGCCGCACCCAGACCGATGAAGGGCGCCGGCTCCGCCACCTCGGGGGCTTCACGTACGAGGTCGTCAACCACGACCTCTATAAGAGCGCTCGCGCCCTGGAAGAGAAGCGGGCCTACGACAGACAGAAGAAGCGCGAGAGCAGGGAGCGACGGTCAACCACCGACGTTCCGATCTTTGACCAGTCAAAGAAATCTCTGACAGATGCTGACCCTCTACTCTCCTCTCCCTCTGATCTGATCTTGTCTGATCCGGAGGGGGTGCAGGGGGAACCACCAGCGCCGCCAGCGCCGGAGCCGAGCCGCCGCGCCCCGGCGGACTTCGCCCCGACGGACGCGCAGCGGGCGCTCTGCCGCGAGCTAGGCCACGACGTGGATAAGCTCGTGCGGAAGTTCACGCGGCACGAGTTCCCGAGGCCGCTCACGGACTGGCAGGCGCGCTTCGACACGTGGATTGACGACCAGCGCGCCCCCGAGCGACCGCCCAAGCCCCCGAGCTCGGCGCCGCCCAAGAAACCGCAGCCGCCCTGGGTCGACGATGTGCATATCCTGTTCGCCCGCGAGCACGGTCTCGACCTGACCGCGCTGGCGAAAGCGTACGGGAAGCTCGTGCCGACCCGCGGCATGGGGCTCGACGAAGCGCGGGCAGGGCTGAGTCGGTTCCTCGCGGAACAGGCTCGCTCCGTCGCCGCCTGACACCCCTGTTTCAGAACGGCGAGCGATCGAACGCGCGCGCTCGCCGTTCAGTGTCGTTCAGCGTTGCCGTACTCCCGTTGTGAGTACATTGTTAGTACACGATATGAGTTTCGCGGTGCAGTACATCAGGACGGTCGAGCTCGGCGACGGCGTCGACCGTGACGACCTGGCTTGGACGACCTGGGCCGGGCACGGGGACTACGAGACACTGGAAGCTGCGAACGAAGCCTGTGACGAGTTCGACGCGGCCTTCGACGGCCAGTACACGCACCGCGCCGTCGCCAACGATGTGGAGGAAGCATGACCAACCGATTCCCGAAGGGCGTTCGCGTCACCTACACAAAGACCGAGGCCGTTCCGCCGTCTGGCTACAACTGGAAGGTCAGCGACACGGCAGGCTTCGTGATTGCCTATGGCTGGTGCCCGGGCACCAAGAGCGAGGCGCGCGAGGCGGCCTGGCGAGCGCTGGAAGAGACCGGCGCAGTGGTGGACGCATGACCCGCGGACAGAAACAGCTCCGGGCCTACAAGGGCGAGCTCGCGTTCGAGCGGCTCGTCGTGGTGCTCCGGACCGAGCTCGATGCGGGCACGGAGCGGAGGCACCTGGACCGCCTGGTCGAGCTGCTCGAGCTGCACGTCGAGAACATGGACGGCACGGTGCAGACCGCGGGCTACCGGGCGACGCTCGCGCCGCTCAAGCTCCGGGTGGCGCAGGTCAGTCACTTGCGGGTGGTGCGATGAGCGCGCCGGCCTACTTCGGAACTGCCTCTGAGCGGCTCTGCTCGTGCGGCAACCCCGTCTATCTGACGGACGGGCCCGGCTGCCCAGGCCGGCGCGTCCAGGCGCTCTGCTGGGATTGCTACGACGGGACCGAGGACGCCGGCGCCCGCGCTCACGTGCGCGGCTTCGGCAACGACAACAACGAGGCGCTCGCCGACTGGCAGGAAGCGCACGACGAGGCGAACGACCTATGACCCTGGACGAGTTCGAAACGCTCCTCAAGCGCCGCGACGAAAAGCGCCGCGAGCACGACCGGGCCTGCGCCGCGCTCGAAGAAGAGCCGCACCCCTTCAACCACAGGCGCTGCGTCCGGCTCTACGACGAGATCGAAGCGCTCCAAGAGCAGATTGACGCCGAGCTCGCGAAGGAAGCCGCGAGCGGCATCTGACCCCAGCACCCCCAGCCCAGTAACGAGGACCCAGCCCATGACCGACCGATTCGAACCGAGAGAAGAAGAGCTCGACACCGACGACTACCGAGCGTTCTTCGAGAGCCACATCCTGCGGGTCTGGCACCTGCAGGGCAAAGACCGCGTCTACCAGATCACGCGCGTGACGGCGCTGACCAGCGTCATCATCGACAAGGGCGCGCGGAAGATGCAGCGCCAGCCCAAGCTCGAGCTGGCGACGCGCCAGGGCAAGCCGCTGCCGCTGCCGCTCCTGCTCAACAAGACGAACGCCAAAGCCGTCGCTCAGCTGTACGGCAAGCGCCCGGCCGACTGGGTCGGCAAATGGGTCACGCTCTACCCGACCACGACGGAAGTCGGAGGTGAGACGCGCGATTGCATCCGGGTGCGCAACCAGCCGCCGGTCATGGATCGCGCGCGCCGACCCAAGCAGCCCGATGCGCTGCCGCCCCCGAGCGACCCGAGCACCCTCGATCACCAGCGCGACATGCGCCGTAACGACGACAACGACAGTCTGGAGGCCGAATATGAAATCGTCCAATGACAACCACCCGCCCGAGGCCGTCCGCTTCAGCCGCCTGAAGAAGATGGCGCTCAGCGCCGCGCACTACGCGGAAGGCTTCGGGCCCGAGACGGCGCCGATGCGGAAAGGCTCGGGCCTGCATGCGTACGTGCTCGGCGGCGAGAAGAACGTGGCCGTGTACACGGAGGGCGCGCGCAACCCGAACTTCGCCAAGTGGAAGGTCTTCCAGGCGAAGAACGCCGGCAAGCACATCCTCATCCCGAGCGAGCTCGCGACCGTGGCGGGCATGCGCAAGAGCCTCGAGAAGCACCCGCGCGCGATGGGCCTGCTCGACGGCATCCAAGAGCGCCGCATCGAGTGGACGGACGGCGGCCGGGCCTGCGCGGGCACCCCGGACGTGGTCATTCCGAAGAATGGGCGCACGATCGGCGTCGAGCTCAAGACGTGCGTGACGAGCCACCCCGAGCGGTTCGTGTGGCAGTGCCGGAAGATGGCCTATCACGCCCAGTGCGCCTGGTACAAACGCGGCATCGAGCTCTGCGGCAACTACCAGCCCGCTGTCGTGGACGAGTTCTTTGTCGTGGTGGTCGAGAGCGCGCCGCCCTACCCGGTGACGGTCTTCAAGCTCGACCAGGAGAGCCTCGAAGCCGGGGCGAAGATGAACCGGCTCTGGCTCGAGCAGCTGCTCGTGTGCGAGCGGAACAACCACTTTCCGGCCTACGCGGAAAGCGACGTGCTGCTCTCGGTCGTGGAGAGCGAAACCGAGCTCGACTGGTCCGAGACGGCCGACGAAGGCGAGGCGGCGTGAGCCACCCGGTCCTCTCCGAGCTCGCCCGGGTCACGGGCGCGCCTGGGCTGCAGAGCCTGTGCGCGAGCCTTGCCCACGACGTCACACTCGAACCGACCGACGACACCATCGCGGCCGTCCAGAGCCTGGTTGCCGCGAGCCGGCAGGAGTCGGCCGAGCTCGGGCCCGAGCAGCTCTACGCGGTCATCTGCCATTGTACGCGGCGCGCCATCGAGACGCGAAACCCCGTGTGGGCCCACGCCCTCGCCGCCTTTGCCTTGCGCCTGGCCGAGGAGCACCTGCTATAGTCCAGGCTTCGGCCTCTTGTTTACTCGGGTTGGCGAACCCCCTGCAGGCTCAATGCTCGAACTCCTCGGGCCTGCAGGGGGGGCTGGGATGCTACGCTTCGTGTTGCATGAGAGCTATCAAGTGGGTCGTGGTGCACACCTCGGCCACCGCGGACAAGTCCGGTAAGCCCGTGGACGCCAGCGCCGAGAGCATCCGGCGCTACCACGTCGAGCACAACGGCTGGAAGGACATCGGCTACCACTACGTCGTTCGCCGTGACGGCAAGATCGAGACGGGTCGACCGCTCGCGGACGTGGGCGCGCACGTGGGCGGCTTTAACGACGAGAGCGTGGGTATCTGCTGCTCGGGCCACGGTGACATCGAGGACTTCACCCCGCAACAGCACCAGGTGCTCAGTGCCCTCTGCGCTCAGCTCTGCGTCTCGCTCGGTCTGCCGCACACGAGCGTGATCGGGCACCGCGAGGCAGACGACCACGGCGCCCCGCACGTGGACAAGACGTGCCCCGGCACGAAGGTCGACATGGATCGGGTCCGGGCCAACGTGCAGGCCCAGCTCGCCCAGCCTGGCGCGCAGATTGCCGCGCTCGAACGGCGCGTCGCTGCCCTCGAGGCTCGCGCCACCAGCTAACCCGTGTCCGAGCCAGACCGCCCCGCCTGGCACTGGGACGAGCAGGCGGCGCTCCGTGCCGAGCTCGCGGCGCAGACGGAGGCGGCCGCAACCGAGCTCGCGGCGTGGAAGGCACGAGCCGAGCGCGCGGAGCAGCGCGTGGAAGAGCTGCTCCGCTGTCTCGGTGCGGGGTGGCCGGGGCGCTAAGCTAGCTCAGGCGAGCGCGAGCTTGATCGGGTCCGAGATGTAGACGTCCACGATCCAGGTGACGACGTCGCTCGCGATCCCGAGCAGGCCGATGATGACCTCGTCGGGCGTGCTGACCGTGTCGATGAGCACCGGGGCATGGATCGGAGGCAGCACCAGCGCGCGGGCGACCAGCGTGCCGTCGGCAGCGCTCGCGCTCGGGGTGGCCAGGTCCGCGATCGCCAGCTGAATCGAGCTGTCGGCGACGGCGGGGTTGTGCATGGCGACGAGCCGGCTGTTGGCGATCGAGCTCGTGGCGTGGCTGAACTCGGCGCCGAGTGGCACGATGGCGCGACACGGCAGGGCGGGGGTGCCCGTGCCTCCGAGGAAGAACGCCGTGGCCAGGCCCGAGGAGAACACTCCCACGGCGGGAGCGGCTCCGTCCCACCACTGGGGCGCCTTGCAAAGCGCCGCGGTCTCGGTCGTGGTCGTGCCGCTCGATCCGAGCGCCGTGACCAGGCGCGCCTCGCAATCGGTCAGGTACGTCTCCGGGCCTTTCAGCGTCGGGTCCGTGCCGCCGAGCACGCGCTGCTGCGTGACGAAGTTGAAGCGGTTATCGCCGTTGGCAGCCATGACCGCCACGGTCACGAGCCGCTCGGTGTTGGCCGGGAACAGCACGCCCTCGTCCGAGAGGCTGATGATGGGCGAGCTCGCCGCGGCCGTGTTCGTGTCGGTCGTTGCTTCGATGCGACGGAAGGCCTTGCCGAACAGGCGCGCGAGCTGGTCGCGATCCTGGCCGAGTGAGGCGATGAGGTTACTGTATTCGTCCTGCCCGGGCCTCTTCGTGCCGAGGATTACTGCTGCTGCCATGGGTGTGTTCTCTGCTTTCGGTTACGTGGCGACGCGTGCTGCGCGTTGCTGGATCTGCATCGACTCGGGGCCGGTAGAGGCCGCGAGGTTGGGGGGTGAACTCGGCCTCGGCTGCTGCTGGTCGCGCTCCTGTCGCACCTGGTCGAGGAGATCGAGCACGCTCGACCGGAACGCGGGCTCTATCTGTACGCCCGCGAATCGACCGAGCTGTAGCCGGGTCTGCATCGGCAGGCGCTCCCCTGCCGCGTCCGCCTCGGCCGCGCGCTCGAGTAGCTTCTCGGTGAGCTTCAAATGTAGTTCGGGGTAGACGGTGCGCACCGCTTCTATCTGCTCATCGGTCACGATACCGAGGGCCATGTCCTGCAGCACGCTGACGGGGCTGTTCACCGCGCCCCAGTACCTGGCAAACTTCGCGATGTCGTGGTCGGCAACAGGGCGAGTCGAGCGCCCGATGGCCCCGGGAGCTGCAGCGCGGTAGCTCTGCGGGAGCTTGCTCTCGAGGAAGAGCGCCCCTCGGGTCATGCCGTTGACCAGCGCGGAGCCGAGCCGCGGGAAGTCCTGGGCCACGTCGCCCATGTCCTGGTCGACCACGCCCCGGATGTGCTCGCCCATGTTGGCCGTGGCGGCGTGGATCTGCTGGGCTCGTTCCTTGAACGCCGCCTGCTTGTCGTCGCGTCCGCCCATGAAAGCGACCATCGCGAGCGGTACGGTAGCGGCCGCAGCAGTCGAGGCTCGCCCGCGGCGAGCGCCAGCGGCGGGGGGCGGCGCGCCGGGCTCGGCCGGTATCGCACGCACGCCGCTGATTTCGTCCGCTTCGTCGGCAAAAGCGTCCACGTCGTTCGCGACGCCGGTCACGTCCACCGTGGGGGCCGCGGCCGCGGCCCTCTTGGCCTCGACCTTCTTGCCCTGGCCGAAGACGCGATCGATGCCCTTCTCGATGTCGATGTCGAGCCGGCGGGCCATGCGCTGCACGGCGATCGCCTGGCGAATCTGTTTGCCGGGCGAGAGCGCCACGTCCGCGACGGCGCCGATGGCCGCGCCCATGGGTCCGCCAATGAGCGAACCGATGAGGGTCTTGCTCATGGCGCCGTCCTCGCCGTCGGCCTTGACGAGCCGTTCGACTCGGTTGATGTCGCGCACGTTCTGCCCGAGCCCGTCGAGCATCGAGCCGAGCTGCTCGCTGGTCGCCTTGGCCTGGGCCACGAGCGCTTTCTTCTCGCCGAGCTCGAGGGCGCCGTCGATGGCGCTCAGCACGTCCAGCGTGCTCCGGAGCTGGGCGCGCAGGAACTGCTCGTTCGCTTGATTCTCGGCGAGACCAAAGCGGTTGACGAAGCCGCGGGTCGCTTCCTCGCGCACCTGGCGCTGGACGCCCAGGCCCCGGTAGCCGCTCGATCTCGAGATGAACTGGGCGTCGAAGGCCTTCTTGCCTTCCATGTGCCGGGTCACTGCCGCGTTGATGGCGCGTTGGTTCACGCCCTGCTTGCCCCACACCTCCGCGTTCTCGAGGCTCTGCCGGAGCGGCTCCTGGAAGCGTTCGAGGTAGTCGCTTCGCTTGCGCGCGAGCAGCGCCCGCTCGGGGCTCGTCGCGGTCAGGGCCTCGGCACTACGGCCCGCCTTGTCCGCGTACTTCTGGGCCGCGCGCTTGGTCTGGTCGAGCAGGCTGTAGGCCACGGCCGGGTCTTCGGTCTTCCGGATCGCGGCGACATTGCGCGCGACGAAGCTCTCGATTTCGTCCAGCACCGCTGGGCTACCGAGCTCGCCTCGCAGGCGGCCCTCGTTCGGGTCGATACCCGCCGCGCGCGCTTCCGGCGTGGCCCGGCGGCTGGCGGCCTCGACCCGGTCGCGCAGGATCGATTGCTCCATCTTCGTCCACTTGCGCGTGCCCTCGGCCGTGTCTTCTCCGAGCTCTTCGAGCGCCTCGCGGATTTCGTTATCGAGCGCGTCGTCCACCGCGTCCCGCTCGAGCTCGTCGAAGGTCGCAACGAACGCCTCCCGATCGATGGGCTCGGCCTTGCCAGCGGCCTTCTGCGCCTTGGCAGCGGAGCCCGGCTTGCGCATCGGGGTCAGCATCTGCTCGAGCTTGTCGGCTTGCGCGCGCGCTTCGGCGAGCTGCGCGCCCGCGTCGCCCGTGACGTTCTGCCGGATGTGCTCGAGCTTCAGCCCGTTGTAGCGAATCTCGTCCACGACCGGCTCGGCCGCGTCCGTGAAGGCCTGCAGGCCCTGGTGCAGGTCCGCCTTGGCCTGGTCGCGGATGGCGTCGCGGTTCGCGTACGCGTCGCGAGCTTTGATTGCGTTCGAGTCCCAGCGCCCAGCGCCGACAGACTGCAGGTCGTCGAGGCGCGCGTCGGTCACGGCCGACTGCGTCTCTTCGGCCTTGTCGCGCAGGCTCTCGAGCATGGTCTTGAGCCGCCCGCCCTCGGCCTTCGTGACCTTCACGCCCAGGCCCTGGCTCGCGACCTCAGCCACCGTCTCGGCGTTCGCGGTCGTGCGGGGCCCGAAGACCTTCCGTAAGCGCTCGCCCGCGGCGTCCACGGCGCGCGCCCCGCCCCGGTAGACGGAGCCAGCACCATAGCCGGCTGCCCCGAGCGTGCCGCCGGCAGCAGTGCCGATGAGCCCGCCCATGCCGATGGCGGCCAGCATCTGCTCGCTCGTGAGCTTCTCGTTGTGGATGTAGGCTTGCTCGCCCGCTTCGCCCGAGGCTAGAATGGTCCCCTCGGCAGCGCCTTCGGCGGCCAAAGCGAGGGCACTCCGACCGAGGGCGCTGCTCGTAGCTGCGCTCGAAGCCGCCTTGCCGAGCTGGCTCGCCGCACCGGTCAGACCACTGGCGACGCTGCCCGCGAGCTGCCCGCCGACGTAGCCCGCGGTCGACCAGTTCGGGTTCGCCTCCGCAATCGCCCGCGCTTCGTCCGCGTAGCGGCGCCCGACGGCTTCGGCGTTGCCCTGCCCGGTGAGCTCGCCGAGCACGGCGTTCAGGTTTTCGAGGACCTGCCGGCCCTGGATCTGCTGGTTGAAGACGCCGAGCTCGGCCGCAACGCCATCCGCCCCGAGCCCGCCCGCGGCAGCCTGCGCGAGCTCGCTCCCGAGCCGCACCGGGGCGACCGCGGCGTCGATGGCCCCGGCCGCGGCCGAGTTCAGGAACGCGCGGCCGCCCGAATCGCCGTACTGCTGCTCGAGCTGGTACTCGGCTTCGGGAACGAGGCCGAACTCGCTCCGAGCCCGCTCGGCATCTTCGTCGGGAACGGACTCGTAGCGCTCGCCCGAGCGTGGGTCGATGAAGACGGGCATTACCGACCACGGTTCCAGGAGGAGGGGGCTGCGTTCGTTCGACCCGAGCGGATGTCGTCCAGGTCCTTCTTACGCTTGGCCTCGATGTTCAGCTCGGCGGCGTTCAAGCGATCGGCGAGCTGCTTCCGAGAGAACGTCTTCTGGCCGAGCTGGACCTCGAACGCCGGCCGCTCGTCTTTGCCGATGACTCCGCCTGACTGCTGGCGGCCGAAGGCCTCGACCGCTGCGTCGAACGCCGGCGCGATGTCGCCTTGATAGAAGCCGCCGGTGACGGCCTCGCCCGCCTTCTGCAAGAGACCGGGCGGCACGGCGCCGTCTCCGACCACCCATTTCCCGCTCTTGTCCCGCACGAGGCCCGCCTTGCTGCCGAGGTTGGTCACGGCCTGGTGAGCGCTCTCGGCCTTGGCCTGCGGCTCGCTGAGCTTGTTCTGCTCGGTGCTGCGCTGGTGCTGCCGCTCCTCCCGCTTGAAGGCCATGTCCTCCGCCCGCTCCGCCGGCGCGCCGCCGCGAGCCTGGCGCGCGCCCTCGTTCCGCGCCTCGAGGATCTTGTTCGTCTCGAGCAGCTTCTCGAGCGGCGACAGCTCTCGGCCCGCGCTGGGTCGCACGTACTCGCCCGTGACGGTCTGCTCGCCGAGCGCGGCCGTGCGGTACTCGTTCTCCTTGTTCACGAACTGCTCCTGCCGATCCATGAGCAGCCGCTCGGCGGCCTGCTTCGCTTCGCGCGTGCCCTCTTCGAGCGAGGCGGCCTCGACCTCTTTGCGCAGCGCGAGCTCCTGCTGCACCCGGAGCGCCGAGCGCATCTGATCGAGGCTCATGCCGCGGTCGGCCATGCGCTGCATCTGCCCGTCGCGCTTGACCCGGCCCCGGCGGAAGTCTTCGAGCTGAGCCTCGACGGCAGCGTCCATTTTGCGGTTCAAGATTTGGTTGGCGAAGTTGGGCGTGCCCGTCACGATCGCCGCGTAGGCGCCCATGAACTGAGCGATGGCGCTCGCGATGTTGCCGAGCGCGCCGCGTTTCTCGCGCAGCCCTCCGTCGGGGGACGCCTTCTTGTCGTACCAGGCATCGACGTCCTTCTCGAGCCAGGCGCGGTCCTCCTGATACTTCTGGCCTCGCTTCTGCAGCTCGAGCGCCTGGGCGTCGTTCTGCTTCTTCAGGCCGAGCGCCTCGGCCCGCAGTCGTTCCTGCTCGATGGCGGCCCGCGACTGGTCTTCCTGGTACTGCCGCGCGATGAGCTCGTCGCCGGCGGTGTGCACGCTCGCCCGATCGCCCGCCTGCCGGTTGTACTCCTCGGGGGCGAGCCCGCCCCTGCGGCTGAAGTTCTTGTCGACGGCGACGCCGGGCCCGAGCGCGCGCGGATCGGTGCCTCCCTTCCGGCTCGGGACGAGCGCGGCCGCGCTCTGGTAGCGCTGCGCTGCTTCCGCGTCCCGCGCCTCCTCTGGAGAGGGTTCGACGCGAGCCGGGTCGGGATCGGGCTCCTCCTCTGGCTCCGGCTGGTCGAGCTCGGCCGAAAGCTCCTTCTGCCGCGCGTCGAGTTCGTCTTCGCCGCCGCCGGGACCAGCCACGGCCCGGCGCATCGGGTCGGGGCCCGTGTCGATGCCGCGGAAGGCCCGGCTCGGCGCGTTCGGCTCCGAGACGCCGGCGAGCTTGGCCGCGGCGTTTTCGAGCTGCTGCTTGTTCGATAGCCTCTCGCCCTGCCGGTCGGCGCTGCCGCGTTCGGCGATGTTGGTCGACTCGTTGTCGACGTCCTTGGCGAACGAGCTGTCGCCGAGCATGGAGAGCACGCTCCGGGCCCGCTCCGGGTCGTCGAGCACGTAGACCGAGCCGTCGTCGAGCTCGAACTCGCCGTAGCCGAAGGGCTTGTCGTCGTACTGCCTGTAGTCGGTGTAGCGTGCCATTAGGTGATGCTCTCGAGGAGGGTCGCGAGGCCACTGATGTAGGCGCCCTCTTTCTTCGCCTTGCGATCGTCGGACGCGGTCTTGAGGCCAGCCTTGCGGTCGAGGTTCCGGCCCTCGATGTCGGCGGCGAGATCCGCGTAGTTGAATGCGGAGTCGGCGGCGTTCTTGCCGGCGTTGATCTGCTGGCCCCCGAGGTCCACGCCCTGGCCGTACAGATCGGCCATCAGCCGATCGTTGGCCTCCTTCTGGCGGATCTGCGCCTCGAGGTTCGCGCGGGTGAGGTCGGTCGAGCTATTGCCCTGGGCGATGGCGAGCTGGTTGGCGAGCTCGGCGCGCATGCGGGCGGCGGCGCTCGCGTTGTTCGCGTTCGTCGTCGACAGCTCCGTGCCGCTATTGCCCTGGGCGATGGCGAGCTGGTTGGCGAGGCCTGCCTGCTGGATGGCGGCGTCGCTCGAGAGCTGGCCTTGCAGGCGGCTCGTCAGGTTCGCCTGCTCGGCATTGCTCATGTTGACCTGGGAGCCCGTCTGGCCCATCGCGACATTGCGCGAGTTGGCGAGCGCGGCCTCTTGGATTGCGGCCTCCGTGCCGAGCTGCGCATTCAGGCGCGAGCCGAGGTTCGTCTGCTCGGCGTTCTGGAGGTTCGTCTGGGTGCCGAGCTGGGCGTTGGTGAGGCTCGCCTGGTTCTGGGCGCCGGCGTTGAACTGGGCGAGCGCCTGCTCGAGGCCGGCGCGGTTCACGTCCACGTTGGACGCAATCTGCTCGCGGCTCACGGCGTGCTGACCTTGGGCCGTGGCCGCCCCGATGTCCTGGCCGCGCATGGCCGTCGCGCCCTCTTGCGCGAGGCCGAGGCCTTGGAGCTGCCGGCCGCGCCATAGATCCGCTTCGTTCGCCCGGAGCAGAGCCGCCTGCTGGTTGGTCTGGGCGTTGGTGGCAGCGTTCTCGCTGATGGCCATCTTCATGTTGCCGGCGGCGTTGCCACGACCGCTGCGCGCCATCGACAGCGCGGCGCCGAGGTTCTCCTCTTGCGCCATCCGGAGCTGGGCGAGCGCCTGGCTCTCGCCCGGACCCTGGTCCACGAACGCATTGATGCGGTTGAGGCCTGCGCCCATCGCTTCCCGGCTCTGATCGGCCTGCCCAAAGTCGATGTCGGCCAGGCCCCGGGCGCCCGCGGCCGTGCCGGCGAGGAACCCCGCCTGGTTCGCGGCGCTCGTGGCCGTGGCGCGTTCGGCGCTCGCCTGAGCGGCGGGGCCGACCTGCTGGGCGCTCACCCGCTGCTCGCTTCCGAAGTCGCCCATGGCGGCCTGTCGCGCGCTCGCCAGCGTGGGCGCGGCGATGGTCTGCGCCGGGCCGTAGTTCACCTTGGCCGCGTTCGTGCTGCTCACCTCGGGGCGGCTGCCGTAGTCGACCATGCCCGTCTGCGCCGCGGTCCGGCCCTGGGCGGCCTGCCCCTGGGCGTACATGTCGCGGGCCGTCGCGCCGCGCTGAGCGGCGAGATCGTTGAAGCCCTGCTGGGCGTTAGCGGACAGCGTGCCGAGCTCGCCCGTGCCCAGGGTGCCGCTGCCGGTCGCGCCGAAGCCGCCCGCCGGCGTCGAGTTGCCCGTGGCGACGTAGTTGGCGTTGCCCCGCGCGGCCTCTTCCGGCGTACCCTGCCGGCCCGGCACCGTGCCGTCGCCGGGGCTGAGCACGGGCTGGCCGTCGGCGCCGATCCCCATGCTGAAGGTTGGCACGCTGTACTGCGGCCCGGTCGCGGCCGGGTTGCCGCTGATGATCTTCTTGAGCCCCCGATCCATCGTGTAATACACGCCC